ACAAGAGAATATATTAGAAAAGTCGTTGATACGGAAAGAGATGCTATACTGGTTGCGAGTTATGGCACTACTAGCGCTGGTATCAACATTGTTAATATCGACAATATTATTTTTGCCTCGCCTACTAAGTCTATAATTAGATTGTTACAGAGCATTGGTCGTGGTCTAAGAGTATCTGCAAAAAAGAAGACACTCAAAGTTTTTGATATTGTGGATGACCTTTGTTGGTTGAAACACAAAAATCATATTTTTCGCCACTTCGAAGAGCGCGTAAAGATATACAAAAAAGAAAAGTTTGATCATAAGATCTTCTCTATGTCTTTAAAGGATACCTTAAAAGATAAATAGATTAGGAGGGCTGCTATGTCTGACTTAGTACCCGGTCCCCATTTCGATGGGATTGTAAGAGTTGTTAAGCTTATGAATGGCGACGAACTATTGGGCATAGTTCGTGATGCTACTCCTGATAGAATAGTATTAACTCTTCCAGCCAAATTAGAAACTGCTCAATCTAGAGATAAAAACAATACAATAATAGAATATGTAAAACTTACAAATTATGCAATCAATGTTGTAAATTATGAGATTACAATTAATAGAAATTCTATTCTGTATATGGCTCTTCCTATACCCGAATTAAACAAATTATATGAAGCTTTCTTTTTGGCTATGCAAAAAGATCCAGCTTCTATAGTTTCAAATAGCGATGAAGAAATTTTCACCGGACCAGAAGCCGGCCTTCAAATGTTGAATGAATTATTTAATAATGAAGATTTTGTTAATTTTGTAAATGATTTGATCGATAGTTTTGAAGGAGTGGAACTGGTATTGGATTCTGAAGATGAAGAAATCACAGAAGACGAAGAAACAGAACCAAATTTATTTTTAGAATCCCCTATAAACGATTCTACCCCAGAAGAGGCTCCCAAGCCATCTAAGCGTAAGAAACGCACCAGAATGAATCCTGAAACTAATGATATACCTTTTAATCCCGAGGGGAACCCAGATTCAGCAGAAAGTTGGTCTGATAATCCCGAAGATTATATTTAAACGCTTCCGGTCAAATCTTCAGAAGCATCGGGACAAATTTCATAATAAGAATATTTAAATTTGCATGAAGCTTTTTGAATTATTGCATCTGAGCTATCGCTTTGGAACATTATACCACCCAAAGTAATTGGAATTATGTATTTAAAATTTACGGTAGTTTTTATGCATCTAGTAACAGGATCATAAATTCCAAGTGATGCATTCCAGTGCCAAGTTTCATAAGGTATATTCTTTGTACTGTCAGATTCAATGTTTGCCATATTTCTCATCCAAGAATATATGCTTTTCCAATTTTGCAATTCAGAGTCTACTATAAATTCAACTGTCAATGGTTCGTAACTAAATTGCAAAGTTGGAATCGGAATAGTTGTACCAAAAATCGTAGGTTGGGGATTTTCTGGAATACTGCAACCGGGTAAGTTTGCTTTTTGGCAATTCAATTCAAATTGAGTAGTACCTCTACCAAAAACCAAGGTAAAGTAACTATTGTAAAGTGGATTGATATTATTATTGCAACTCATAAAATTATTTATCCCAAAGCAAAAGTCCTCCCCATTTCTGGGGAGGACTTCGAAGTGTTATTTAACCTATCTTACTGGGATCAGTAAGAGTTACCGTGGAGGCTCTTGATAGCGGTGATACGGTAGTATTGGTTGAGACCAGCACTCAAAGTATCAGCATCTGGAGCATTGCTGCTATTTAGAACGTATGGATTAGCAACTACGCCGTAACGGGTCTTGAACGCAATACGGGGTTGGAAAGTATTGGGATCAACTGCACGTACCATTTGTAGCGGAACGTATGGGCAGTAGAACAGACCAGCATCATAAGGTGATTCGCCCTTATAACCAACGCAGAAGAAGTTTACGCCTGCGGGGCTATATGGATCGATATAAACCTTAATCTTGCCACTCAAGATACCGGCAAAGGTGCTTTGAGTGTCATCAACATTTAGTTGAGGAGCAATTGCTGGGCTGAGGCTCATGAAGCCAGACATAGCAAGGGCTGCTGCGGTATCGCTATCGCAGATTACAAAGTTGCCCTTACCACGACGAGTTTCCTTAGCGATGAAATTGCATTCACGTTCGATTTGGAAGCTGAGACCACGGAAGCGTTCAGCAGACCAACGACCGTCAGAATCGGTATCCATATTGTATACGCCACCACCTGCACTGGTAGCTACGTATTGCAAGTCAGATTGTTGTGAACCAGTCTTAGCAACATAGTAAATTGTCTTGACGATTTCGCGGTTGATTTCGGCAAGAATTTCGGTGCTGAGTAGGTTAGCCAACTCTGCTTCGGCATCGAGACCGTGAACGGCCTTGAGGTCTTGAGCGAGTTCAACGGTATAATTGCTGCTTAGAGCGCGTGTACGAGCTTGTACTGCAACACGGTCGATTGAGAATGCCATTTGATTCCAATTGGCATATTGACCGTTGGTGGGTACATAACCAGTGGCAGAACCACCTACACCAGGAATTAGTGGGTTGTTTCCAATACCTTCACCGTAGTTGGTCAAGATACCACGGAGAGCACCAACAGCAGAAGCGCTTGATTTGTACCAGCTTGTGAGGCCGTTACCTTGGTTCCAACCAGCAGAAAGACCCTTAGATGCATAGAAAGTTGCATCCAAAGTCCAACCTGAACCACCGTAAGCTGGTTGTGGTTCTTGGAACATAGCTTCAACGTATCCAGCTTGAGTGTAGGTCTTACCAGAACCTGCAAATTGGTAATTAGCACGCATGGCAAAGATGAGACCGGTTGGGGCAGTCATTGGTTGAACGCCGCAGATATCGTATGCCATTAGATTTGGCATAGAACGACGGATCAACGAAATGAGTACTGGGTCATAACCAGATACTGCACCGGTGTTGTATCCGGTTGAAGTTGCGGGGCCACCAAGATTTGAACCGCTGGCAAAACCTTGGTTCATATCTTCGTAGAGGTGTTGTTGACGAAGGGCTTGCTCTTGGTTCTCTAAAAGAACGGCAGTAACCTTCTTACGGTATTCGTCTTGAATGGAAGGAAGAGCCTCGTGTTCGAGTACGGGACTCCACTTTTCAGTCAAAATATCATATGGGGTATTTTCTTGAAAATTCATTGTAGTTATTATCTCCTAGTGAGTAAAATTATTTAGTAAAGTAAAAAATTAGAGTTTCTTGTGAATTCTTCCTAGTGCACCAACGTAGTTTTCTACTAGATTTGTTGATGCCATCTTAACTGGAGCAAACGTTTGTTCTGGCTCAATTGTGCGAGCAGGAGCAGGACGTGTGTTCAGGTAATTTTCGCGAATTGCAACGAGCTTTTCGCGATATTCTTCTGGGCTTTCGAATGAAACATTTTCCATCAAGCCTTGAAGTTTAGCTACTTGAGTGTCAGCAAGATCCTTTGTCTCGGCAACAAAGATTCCAGCGCATTCAGTTAGAGAAACTTCCTTGCGTAGGTTAATGTTGTAATTATAAGCCTCATTTAGTTTTTCTTCTAGTTCTCTGTTAAAAGCATAAAGTTCATCAAGAACATTGTACTTCTCGGCAGGAACATCGATGTAGTGATTTTCGAAAAGATTCTTTAGACCGCTAATGAAGTTTTCAGCAATTTGAGTCTTGATACCTTGTTCAATGGCGACAGAATTATCAGTCATCCACTCTTCTACAACGTAATCTAGATAATCATCGACTTTGCCAACCAAAGATTCGGTGATATCATCAAGATAGGTTTTGACGTTTCCGTCAACATTTTCAACAATTTGAGCGACTACTTGTTCAACACGGTCGGTTACAGCAGCTTCAAAAATTGCTTCAAGTTGGTTGATTAAAGATGGATCAACGTTTTCACCAAGTAAAGAAACTAATGCATCATGGAATCGAGCTTTAGTCTCTTCATTGGTTTCAACTTCTTCTTCAACTTCTTCACCTTCTTGAGCATTATGAAGAGTGGCTTGTTCTTCACCATCATCTTGAAAATCTTGATAAGCTGCTGTAGCATGAGTTCCGGGAGCAGTTCTCATAACTACTGGCATGCCTTGTGCACCCATAGATTGATGAACTACATCGTTCGCATTGGTGATAGCTGGTTGTGGGATCGAATCTGGGCGCCCAGATGCATCACGAGCACCACCTCCGTTTGATTGGGAGTAACCACCGAGACCCATGGCCTCAGCAGCAGCTTCTGAAATAGTGTTCTTTCTTTTATTTTTCATATTAAAGGAATCCTTGTAAAATATTTAGTAGTTTTTAAAATTAAGGAATATTAAAACCTTTTTTCCTTAGTTTTTTAATTTGATCTGCTTTTTGTGCTTTTTCTATAGCTTTATTTTGTTTATAATTTGGATCGTATGGTTTTTGTTTTGATTGTCCGCGTCTGGGTACTGCCAGTGCAGTCCATGGGCTTCCAGCACCTTGTGCGGCAAGTTCCATTTGACTTTGACCAATTTTTGCTACGTTTGCATCAAACCAATTTGCACCACTGATATCTGAAACTTGTCTTAAAAGTTTTGAAGTTGCTCCGGGAATCGCGCTAACTACCCCCGAGGCTATACCAGCTGCAATATCCCCCATCAACCCCTTATTTTTTGGTAACCATTTACTCAAACCAACAACATCACCTATTCTTTGAGCACCAGTAGCATCCAAAACATCTGCAACTGCATCAGCTGCTTTTCCTATACCATATGCAGTAGCAGCTGCACCAACTCCCAAGTCGTTATCACCAAATAAAACATCATTTGTTGATAGTTCTTTATCATCTTTCTTTTTTCCTTTAGGAGCACCTGCACCAAAACTATTATCTGAAGTGGAGGAAGCACCGCTTCCTGCATTACCAGATGGACTTGATAATTTTAATGATGGTGATTTTGTAATTTCTTCTAAAAATTCTATAACTCTATCTCGTTCCGTAGTAGAAAGAGATTCGAGTAAATAGTTCTTAGAATCAATTGGTAAAAAAGAACTCATTTGATTTTTTTGAAATACTCTTCAAATACCTTTACGATATTCTTGTTAAGATTTCTGCTGGATGAATTGTGAATTAAACGTCTTGCGACTGCAGCTTCACGCTCTTGCCATGAACCTTCAACAAACATCCATTCTCTGCCTTCCATGATTCCATTAACAAAAGCATTTGGTGCAGAAGGATCAGCAACGATGTCAACAGCGGCAAGCATAAAATCTTCTTGAACTTCTTGATATCCATTTTTGGATTTCAACGAACCCATGCCACGGGTAGATACACCGAGTTGGGCTCCTTCTTCAATAAGATTCTTTACAATTTTGCCCATTGGGGTATCCATGATTTTGGCTTTTCCATAAATGGTATTTCCGTTTTCATGAAGTTCTTTAATGATGTGAGAAACACGGTCAAGATTAACAGTTGGACCAGTTGGGTGGTTTAGCTCACCAAGAGCACGGCCCTTGTCAACATATTCTCTGATATATCTTTTGCATTCATTAACAAGAATGCCCTGAGGATATACTCTTCCATTACGGTTTTTTACGCTGGCTTGCATAAAGACACCTTCAATAAAGTATGCCTTTTCACCGTTGCCAACGTTTTCTTTAATATACTTGATATCTTCTGTTAATTCTGTGATTAGTTTCATTTGTCTGTTTTTCCTGACATGATTTGTTTGGCTACAGTCTTGTATTGTTCTTGTAATCTGCTACCAACTTTACCATAAAGAACTTTGGCTGTTTGTTCTTTAAAAGAAACAGCATTTTCTTCTACCACATTTTTTAGCATTTGTCTGATGTTGTTTTTCATATTAATTGTTTTACTTTCTGTGAAAATGTTAGGTGTTGTTTGAATTTGCTGCCGTCAGTAAAAATTTCAGAAACCATCATTTGGCGGTTGTAGGGGTTCAATGATTCAAACAAATTAGTCAACAATTTCATGTCAGATTCTGTAATATTTATACTAGAGCCATTTTTAAATTTATAATTTCCGGGAATAAAATTTTGTATAAATTCTATAAATTCTTTTAATTCTGGAGTATTGAATGTTTGCTTTTCAACATATAACAACTTTTTAGAAACATTTTCTTTAATTTCAGAAAAACTTTCATTTAATTTGAGTGCTAGAGCGTGGTTTATATTTTGTCGAAAATGATTTTCATTTTTGACTATCAACCCCTCTATTCCATTTTTTAACAATAAAGCGGTTATATTTTTCATTGTTATCCCTGAACTTGTTGTGCTGCCTGTTGTGCCGCAAGAGCAGCTTGTTCTTGTGCTATGCGTTGACGGTCAGCAGTCATTTGTTTTTCCATCTCCTGCAATTCTTCTGGGAGATATTTGAGTACCTTAGTCTTGACATAATCAGTGGAGAAATACTTTCCAATGTATGGCTCAATGAAAGAAAGCATTTTTACTCTTTCGGCCATTATTTCAGCTTCCTTGAGATCCCAGAAATAATTGTCTGTATTAAAGACAAATTTCATATCGGTCTTAAGGTGTCTCCAATCGTCATCGGTCATGACTCCTTTGAGGAGCAATTGAACACGAAGAATATCCATAAACAATCTGGAGAACTGGAAACGTAATCTATCAATAAATTTATAGAATTTAATTTCTTCTCGGGTAATCTCTGTAGATCTACCCATGTTAAATCCATTGCTTTCTGGAGTCAAACGGCTCAATGGAACGTTGAGTGAACCATAAAGCTTTTTCTTGAAATATTCTGCATCTTCAATTTGCGAAAGAGATTGTGCACCGGGAAGAGTGGTGATTTCTGTGCCGCGAGAGCCTTCACGACGTGGAAGCCAGTAATCTTCCAGCACAGACATGAACTTACGCTCATCTCTAATTTCTCCAGTATCTTGATTATAGATGAGTCTGGTACGGAAGCGGCTCATCATGTCGCGCATATACTGTTCGGCTTTTTGTTTTGGAAGTTGACCAACGTCAACGTAGAACACTCTGCGTTCTGGAGCTCTTGCTATGCGATATACAAGCAAAGCGTCTTCCATTTGACGCAACATGTTAAGAGGACGAATTGCTTTATGCAAATATCCAAGAACACGTTTGCTGTTTAGATCAACTAAACCAGAAGGAACATATACAACGCTGTCCGAGGATAGATGTAATCCCTGTGGACCTGTTGAAATAAAAGATTCCTTTTCAGTATTGGTATATACATAGAACTCTTCTACTTCTTTTACTAATTGAATTGGAGTACCCTTAGTACCCTTGTCCATTTCTTTTTTGACTTTTCTTACCTTTTTAATTTTTAAAGGATCCATCGGAATGATTTCTTTGATACCTTCATTCGGAAGATCTTTATCAATTACCAAATTATAATAAATTTTTGAATCAATGTACCATCGTCTAAAAATTTCATATGATCTATTATTAAAATCAAGTAGATGCATAATAGCATCAAATTCTTTATAAATTTTTGTCTTGATATTTTCAGATACTGGGCATTTAGACAAATCAAGTTTTACTGGTTGATGATCGGTACCGGGAACTATTGCCGCATTAACGATTTCATCAATTGCATTATCTAATTCGGGATATACCGACATATTTCTATATTGGATGATAGATGCGCCTTCATCCCGCATAGTTGTAGCATAATCAAGAACCGTTCCAAAGAATCCACCAGCCTCAACGGTAACAGTACCATCATAAACTTCTGGAACAGAGAAAGCTTGGACTGATGTTTTTTCACTATCAATCTTTTCTCCTTTTTTCTTACCGAATTGAAACCCAAATAAATCAATTTCCATATTTCACCTTAAATTGTTCTTGTAATTCCTGTAATTTCAATATAATCATAAACAATGATAACGTTAAAACTATTTAACGTATTTGGATTACCCATGTTTAGAGTAATGGGTTGAATTCCTGCTGGCCAGCAACCATGCATAATATATTCTTTTAATGGTGTATCAGAACCATTTAAATCTAAATGTTGAATTTTCCAATTATTTGCTTTGTAATCAGATGGACGTATTGCAGAAGTATTGTCTGTGTGGTCATTTATAAAATTTTGCCACCTTTGTAATTGGCCCCATAGATTATTATCATCTGTATCGTCCCACATTGTAAATGACCATGTTCCATATCCTTTTTCTCCGGGATAATGGTATTTTCTACCAAAATAATCATAACTAATAGTTTTAGATTCTACTGTAGGGATTGTTGTGGCTCTAACGTGATAGTCGGTAAACCCACCACCTTTTGGAAATGATCCAGTGACCCTAAATCTATTGGATCGTGTACCGCCTGAGAAATTATCTTTAAATTCTGAAAGCATTGTTAACTATTGTAATCGTCATCAATTCTGATATAGTCATAGGTTAGAGTTGTGCTAAACCCTACAATTCCAACATCTCCCATATTTAAATTTATTTCACCAACAACAGATGGCCAACATTTGTAAAGATATATTGTTTTTATAATATCTCCATTTATATCTAGTTGGTTTACTCGCCATGTTGTTTGTAAACGATCATAAGAATAATTGTTATTCGCAACTTTGTGGGTGTAGTGACCATCCATTAATTCAGCCCAAGTTTGAAAGGCTCGCCATAAATTTTGAGTATTATTGTCATCATAAACGCCAACTGCCCATGTGCTATACATTCTATCACCGGGAAAAGTTATTTGACGGCCACGATAAGGTACTGATATCGTATTAATTGTGGTAGCTGGTATTGAAGCAGATACAATTTTAAAACTAGAATCTGCACTCTGTACAACTACTCCATTTGGCCAAGTAGGAATAACTTCAAATCTATTGGAGCGGGTTCCTCCATTAAATCCATTTTTAAAATTAATTATGGAGTTATTTGATGCCATTATTGTGTTAGTGCTACGGTAATTCCAAAAGAATTTATACTAATAATTGGTTTTATTACAACGGTCATGTTGAGAGTTCCAGAATTATCTGTATTATTAGAAGCATTACAAATAATTTGAGTTTGTGCTGTATCCAAATATGGACTCAATGGTTCTAGCGCAGTTTGAATGGCCGATGATACCTGTGACCGAGTAGCCGCATTGTTTATTTGGTACAGATATTTTAATCCAACTGTATTTAAAATTGAATAAACTTTAGTGTACATTTGTGACGGGCCTATACGGTCACTGGAACCTATACTTGATGAACTTGTGGCTCCAATTAAATCAGAACCCAAAAATGGTGGCGTATAAGTTACAAAGAAATTTGCACGATTTGTTCTTAAAGTATTTGTATCGGAATTAGCCCAATCTACTGTATTAATTATAGAACCATTTAATACTGATCCTAATTCAGTTCCGGCAACTGTTAGATATTGTTGTCTTGTATTTTTGGATCTTGTGAAGAATCCACCAACGTCTGAAACAGCTGGTAATTGATAGGTTATTTTGCTATTATTTAACAAAGTTGTAGTATCAATATCAACATATTTGTTGACACCATATACATTAAAAATTCTATTAGCTACAGTAAGCCCAGTAACATAGCTAGCGCTACCGAATAAAGATGCATAATTTGCTATTGAGTAACTATTTCCGGTTTGCCCATCTGCTCCAAGATTTGTTGGAAATATACCAAAAGTATATGGTTGTCCTATTAGCCATTTGCACAAACCGCTTGTAGCTTCTTGCCCTATTACTGCATCTAATTGATTTGTAGTATCGTTTGTATACTGCTTAAAACCTGTTGTTGAACCAACTACTACTAATGTTCCACCATAAGCCAAATAATTAATAGCATATAAGAAATCGTTTCCTGCTGTGCGTGGAGCCAATCTTACTGTATTGAGGGTGGTTCCATTATTTTGAAAAAGACCAAAGGTTCCACCAGCTCCAGTAGCAGATACTAAACACGAAGTTACCCCACTTAAAAGATCTAAATCATTTACAATATCTTGAGGATTAGTATATACAATATAGCTATCTGTTGTATAGCCTCTAATTGGGTTTGCCAATATTGCTCTGGCATATGTCAACCAACCAAATAAACCACCGGGATCATTTCCAGCTGCACCACAATAACCATTAAAGGTTAATCCGGGATTATATGTCAGCCCCAGTTGCATACCAGCTATCAATGGTATATTGGTACTTTCTGTGGAATATTGGCTTGAATTAATAAAAGAGCTTAATGATGGCATTTATTGTCCTTGATAATTGCAAAAATATTTAGCATTTTATGAAGGATACCAAACTGCTCCCCCGTGAACAAATTCACCATCGTCGTCATCATTTTTTTGTTCTGGAACAAATAAAATATTATCATCTTCGGGTTTTTGAGCATCTTCATAGTTAAATTTTGCTTGTTCTACAAGATCAGAATAGTAATCTTGTCTAGTCAACCATGCAAAAAATACTAATGTCATTACTAAATCGTCATTTTGACCGTCTTCTGCCTTATATGTATTTGATTTAGATACAAAAGACATGAGTTCTGTGACAATCCGATCATCATTTAATAAAATTTTATCTTCTTCTACTAATCGTTTTAATATAGCACAACCAAGTTTTTTTGTTTGCGCTGTGGTACGTATTCCCATCTCATTCCTACCAACTCCACCAAATCCTTGAGATAAAACTTGACCTTTTCGTCCTAATACTTTAGTCATTAAAACATTTTCATATTCTAATTCTGAATGCAGAATATTTGACACCTGACCACCAAGATCATTTGTCTCAACCAGAACAAATGCATTATTATATTCTTTAGCAGCATTTAAAATTGTAGTTGGAAAATTAAATGGGCTAATTGTATTATTTCGATATGAAGCTACTACTTTATAAGGTGCTGCAGTACCATCAATTATGGTAAAAGCAGAGTAATCGGCGCCTTGTCCTCGAGAAACGTCAGCCTGTAAAAAGTATATTTTATCTTTTATAGGCTTTTCAAAAATTCTAAGCCCTTCTGCATTTTCTGAAATAAATTCTTCGGGGGCTAATACATTTAATTTTGTAGAAGATATCAATGTATTAGATGAACCTAAAAAACTACATCCATATTCTTGTTGGAACTGTTCTTCACTAGTATTAGCTATTTGTTCTGCTGCCCAGACATCATCTCTTCTAGGCCCACCGGGAGTAATTGGAACCTCTCTCCAGCTTACATCAATTGGAATAAACTTGTTCTTTAACTTATGGCCATCTGGGCGGTTAGCATCTACCCATAATTTATGGAAATGGTTCATTCCATTTGGAGTAGAAACAATTACAAGTTTTGTAGTCGTACCTGCTGAAATAGTTGGATATGTAGATGCATAAAATTCTTCTGCTACGTGAGAGGGCAAGAAGGCATATTCGTCCAAAAGAAGAAAGTTAAACGAACCACCACGGATTGCAGCAGATGAGGTTGCATCACATATAACTCTGGAACCATTTTCTAATTTTAAAGATGTTTTATTCCATTCAACTACACCTTGTTGCAAAAAGGCTGGCAAATTTTCATATGCCATTTGCAATTTAGAATATAATTCATCTTTGGCCGTCTTAAGTCTATTGGCAAGGATTGCCACGCTTACGCTTTGATTGAAGGTAATATAATGACAAATATATCCAATTACAGATGTAGATTTACCTGATTGTCGGGGCCATTTAGAAATGGTAAAACGATTGTCATGAATTGCTTTTACAAATTTTTGTTGATAATCGTACAATTCAAAAGGCATAATACCTTTATCAAGTGTTTTAACTTTTACATATTTGCTACAAAAATAAACTGGATCATTTGCACACTTTATATATTCTTCTAATTGTTCTTTTGTATATTGAAGATCTACACCGGGTGGCTTTAATTTTGAATTATTTCTATAACCTTGATTAGGTTGGTTTTGGCTCATTATTAACTACCTCTGCATCCACAATATCTTTTTCAGTACTTCGTTCTTTATTTAAAAGGTTTTGTAAATCTTTTGTAGATCCTACAAAAACAGAGTTATTAGTTTGTTTAACTTCTACTTTATTGCCTGTTGTATCTTTTGCTTTTTTATGAACATCCAACACATTATTATTAAGATCGGCAAGGGTTTTGAGAAGTATGGCAACTACTTCAAATGCTCTTGGAGCATCAGATTCTGTTGCAACTTTTAATGCCGCTTCCAATGCCAAATTGCCATTACCAAGTAAATTTTTTAAATTATCTTGTACAAAAACATAATCTTTTTGAAAACTGGCAGCATCAAATGTTCCGCCAGTAGGCTTTGATGGGTTTTCAATAGATTTGGGTTCTTTAACGTCAAACAATTTAGATAAATTTTTATTAATATTCATAATTAATCAAATATAATATCTGTACCCGATGTATTAATATTTTCAATAGTTGTATTTGTTTTCACTTCACCAAATATCCAAGACTTTGCCATAAATTGAAAAGATGCTATATTAAGTCTTCTACTACTTAGGTCACCTTCATATCTTTCACTTAAGTTATTACTTACCATTATTATGGGTATTTGTACATCAGTTTCTGCTGAATTCATATTCATACTAATAATATGATCGGGAACAAAGTATGGCATTATTTGTTCCACAGCCTGTAGCATGTCATCTGTGTGTCTGGTATATACAAATAAATTGAATGATACGTTTACTGGAATTTTAGAACTTGTATCACTAAAAGAACAACCGGGTGCAATTCCTATACGTGGTAATCTTCTTCCCGGATCAGAAGTTACGGAGTTCATCATAAAACTAATAACAGGAACTTGTAATTCAATACGTGTCCCCGGAGTAATTGAAGATGGTTGCAACAATCTTTGAATAAATTTTTCTTGAGGTGCGTAATGAATAGGAACTCTAATATTGGTTGAGGTACCAGTGTCTGGATCAGTATGAGCAACCTGAATGTTGCTGAATAAGCTTCCAAAACCTACTACTAATTTTCTTAAATTATGATTATAAAAGTATTCAAACATGTTGGTCCTTAACAGGTGATCCCAGAACAATTACTTTGATTGAATGGATTGTTTGGATCAAATCCATAATCCGCGCTTTCAGAAGTCAGGTCATCATTTACACCGTAAGTTGTTCCAAGATTGTTTGCTAGAGGTATCATAGTAGAACCAGAAAACCCTAGTGTACTTGTATATGGAGAATTGATATCCGTTTTATTTGTGTCAATTTTTTCATAGCTGTAGGTAAACAACTCTGCGGTAATTTGGTAAGTATAAAGTTTTCCTAATGGGTATAAAGGATTTTCATGCTCAACAAAATTAATTTCAAACAAAGATTTTGATAATGGAAAATAAATCAAGTCACCTTCTCGGGGGCGACTAATTGTAGAATCCATTGTTGTAACTTCTTCATTAAATCTTTTACGAGCAAAAACTAAAGTAATTTTATCTTTAATTTCTAAACCAAATTGAGTAATTACATCCGTGCCATCAAATCCTTTGTATGATTGAATATACATTTCTAATACATAAGCTTTTTTGAAAGATGATGCTGGATCTTCTCCAAAAATAGTATCAATACTAAAATATTTACGTGGAACGTAATAACAGTCTTGACCAACACCTTGGATCAATTCGACTGTAATATCTTCAATAAGTTTTTGTTCAGACCCTACTGAAGTTGTATTGATGTATGGATTAATTGCCATATTAGCCTATTAGTGGATCTACTGGTAGTTCTTGTGTTTTTAGTAGCATTATTTCTATTGCATCTAGTTCACGTGATGCTTCTTGCAGAATAGCTGGAGCATTCAATTGTGCACCACCGGGCAATGGTATACCTGCAAACTTTATTAAATTTTGAGCCCATTGTTTTTTCAATAACGCAGCATAATGACGTTGGAATATACGATCATTCCAAACAGCTGGATAATAATCTGGATTTACTTGAACATATGCTTCAACCATTAAAAAGTTAATACTTTGTTCTTTAGATTTTTGTTTTTCTAAAAACAATCTATTGGTAGACTTTGTATATGTATACGATACTGGATAATTGAATACATCTTCAATTAATGAAAGGTATTGCATACTTTCCATATAGGTTGCCATAGGCCCTTGAGATAGACCACCTTGATTAAAGTAAAGACCAAAGAAATCAAATAATGTCATCTGATATCTAAGGTCAAACATATAGTCGCCTACTGTGCTGTTTGGACTATAAACTTTTGTAATAGTTCTAATATCGCTGGCAGCGGGCCAATAAGCGGTCAATCCACTATCCGATGATGTTACTCCTTGTGCACCAACTGCATATCCAAAAGTACTTACATCAAAATATTTTTGTGATATATTTGCAGCTGTAACTGGCACTACAAACTGTGCACGCTCATTAAAATCAAAATGACGTTCGTGCATATATTCCAAAGATTCCTTTAAACGATCTTCGGCTTGTTGTGGGTCTACGTTTATTTGAATAACTGGAGCACCCAGTTTTCGAAACGTATAATCAATAAATTCTTGTTTGGAAGCAATGGCCATACAATTATTTATGTATTTTGTTTAATAATGTTTATTCGGTTTTGCCAATTGTAACTTGAACAAGACTCAATTCTTCTTTAGACATGGATTCAATTTGTTCTTTTCGTTCTTTTATTTCTGGCAAAGTAAAATTAGGATCATAATTTGTAAACCCCGGCATATGTATTGGACAATTTAATACCGGATAATCTAACTTTGAATACTCGGAAGAATCTTTTAAAAGCCATGTATGAGGTTTATCACCACAACCACATCTTGCACAAAAGTGTTTATTTTTGTGATTTGGACTTAATTTTAAATATGGGCAGCGTGCAATTTTATTTTCAATACCAAAACACGAAACAACCCTTAATTGTTTGGTTTCTATATCTGTTTTTTTATTTTCAAGTCCTCTGGATGCCAGAGAAGCAGCAAACATGACCATTTGTTTAATCATAAAAATATTTCATCAAAAAGTAGTATAGTTGACAACTATTCCAGCCGGTATAACATAAGTTTCTAAAAATGGTTTATATTGATTCAAATATGAACTTTGAGCAGAAGCCATACTTATATTCATTATGCATGGAGATGATTGTTTAACAATCACATCATTCCACTGAAACCCAAACAAAGAACAAATTAAATATTTTATTGCTCTGGGGCTACCTTTAATGTTAAAATAACTTTTTCTTGCACTTACAGAAAATTGTCTAACATTTGGTAATATATTTGATAGTGGTTCTTGAGAAAAATCAGCATTAGGAAAATAAAAATCTGTATATGCTTCTAAAAATAAAGAATTAGCATATAAAGGAACTCTTATATTTTCCCAATTTAATTGAGCCCCATAACCAAAATCTTGGCTCAAAAGCCATCTCATATAATTTTTAATAATTGTGATTATAGCTACATTAGTAGGATTATTATTATATTCTTTAATTATCCATTGAGGAAATAAAGATTCTATAGTCAATTCGTCGCCTAACCATGGTGTGTTATCAGTATTAAAAACACGAAATGTATTTTCTTGGTTGCTACCTGCAAGAAGAGCTATTCTATCTTTTAGATAGGAAATTTTTCCATTTAATGAAACAGGTTGATTATTAAATAGTAGAATCATAAGCTATAAGTTAGACTAATACCAGCAACAGTCTTGTTGCTAAGATAATCTATTAATAAAGATTGATTAGTTGTAGACAAACCAGAAACATAAATTTTAACAGTACCCGGATTACTTGGATCATTTTGAACAGTAATTAATGATGAATCCGTTGTTCCGTCTAAGCCTGAACTTAAAATTGCATTAACATAGTCGGAAATAGTCACACATCTGTTTTGACCTGTAGCATTAAATAATAATTTATATCTTGCAAGTTCTACGGAAATCTGATCATATCCACCACTTGGAACTGAAGCAGAAAGAAAAGACACATCAGGTCTCTGAACAACTGTCGAATTGTTTGCAGATATTCCATTTGAAACTACTGCTTTAATTAATACAGTACTTGCGGTTGTAATTGTTTGTGCCGAAGGAAAATTATTTGTTACAATATATCCTTCGGGTCCATTAATTACAGTAAAAGTTGTCTGATTACCGGTACTGGCAGGAGCATCTTGCTCTACTTTTGTCCATGTGGTAACAATAGGTGAATTAACAGGTGCTGTATAGAATTTAATTGTTCTTGGATCTACTGTATATGGAAGCTGGCATGATTGCGTCTTATAATCATAATTTGTATAACTTACAACTTGTGTCCCGGAATATAAAGTAATGGTAGCATCTCTATTTGGGTTTATCGCATCAATATTAAAAAAGTATAAATTACCACCATTTGTAGCTGTTGCTAAAAATGTAGTATATTCTTGTAATGTATTTCCAGTAGTAATAATACTTCCTACAGTAGAAGCTCCTTGTGTAGGTGTAAGCATTACAGAATTGTTGGCTGCAATACCTAATAAACTTTGTAATATTGTAGTTGTAGTGGCAAAAGAATTTATATAACCAAATTGAGAATAAACTCCATTATAAGCAGTAACAGTTGCCAACATATTTATTAATAAATTGGTAGTACTGGCATTATTATCGTAATCTAAATCGGATAAATCGGGTTGCTGTTTAAAAAATGATACTAAAGATGTTTTTATGTCATCAAAATCCAAAGAAGAAACATCAAGATTTTGTAATTGATACGTCATTGTAATTGAACCTCTACATAGGTACTTGCTTTATTTTGTGTATTTATTCCATCAGTTATCAAATATGTAACCAAAAGTTGAATAACACTATCAGACATATAAAGTATTTGCACTTGTACATTTGCCAATTCTGGTATAGCTGCATAAATGTATGCAGATAAACTAAGTTCAAGAGCACCATTATTTGCTTGACCATTGAAAATATATTTAAAATAATCGGATCCAAGATCCATATTTGAAACTAATTCACCTTTTTGAGTTTTACAAATAGCTGTTATATACTGTGAATATGCATTAAAACCACTAACCACTCCCAAATCTTTATTGGATGAAATAGTAGATACTTTTTCTAATAAGATTGAGAAATCTTTTATTGCCATCAGAATATTTATATCAGGGGTAATATGCGCCAGCTATACCCGCAATCTGACTTAATGCCAGTGCAGTTTCATGTGTGCCAGAATTAGTAACAACATGTTTTATGCCAGTAATATAGTAAATACCATTCATGTAAGATGATGTTAAATCATATGGATATCCACTCATTGCATTTGCATTTAAATTTATTACTTCCCCAAGTTTAAGACTAAAATCTCCAGCAATAGTAACATCAACTTTTCTTCCATATTGCAATGCATCTACAAATTCTGCTCTTTGTACTGGTGTTTGTACTGGAGTATTCCAAAATGAAGCATTATTTAATCTATGTTTAATATATGCTTCGTATTTTGGCCCAATATTTGGACAGTTACTGCTATATGCTGCATTTGGGGTTCCCCACAAACATCCGATCCAATCCGTTCCTAATAATTTTGCAACTAAATTAGTTTCTTCTGTTGTTGTATTAAAATACAAATCTAATCCACCACCAAAAGAACCTCCCGGATTACCTAACCAAAGAGTATAACCAGAAGGTCCATAAAGTGCAGGATTATAAAAACCAACAGCAGCTGCAATATCTTTTATTTGTGGATATGTATTAAAACATTCATCTACAGATCCGGGTGCCGCACATACGCCTTGAGTAATGTATCCATTTGCACAATCATAGACATCACGCGACGTGACTGAATATAAAGAAGTCTTTGCTTCATTTGTTCCATAAGTTACAATTTGTTTAGACATATAAAAATTCCATTAATTAACAATTACCATCAACAATATTTTCAGCCCAAAAATAAACTACCTTATCATTTCCACCAACTGGTTCGATACAAACTCTAGCAATATGCATAATATTACCACCTGTGGTAAGAGTAGTTTGAGTAGCTGGTATACCTATAGGTCTATAAGAAAAATTAGTACTAGAAGATGCTGCCCATCCGGGTGGAAGATATCCGGCAGTTAATCCTCGTTCATTTAAATTTATTGCCCACGTATCATCTTGTGTTGGATTTGATTTTACTGAAGGATCCAAATACCAAGATTCTACTTTATTTGGATAAGTATTTCCATAAGATCCTCCTGCTCCACCACACGCTCCTGCTCCACCACATGCTCCAGATATACCCGAAGGATTGGAAAATACAAGTTTATTCCATTTATATCGATATTTTTTAGCTTTACTTAAATATGGTTCAGTGGATGATAGTGGAATTGTATTATCTATTTCATATCTTTGTAACACAGCAAAAAAACAATCATCACCACGGCCCATGCAACATAATGAATACATTACAAAATTTTGTGCTTCTATTTCTCTTAATTTTGATAATCTATCTCCAGAAGTTGTTCCATCTAACGGCAATGGCCCATCATAATAATTTACATCTTTTCCAACATAATCACGTATTTTCATTACAGTATCTAATGTTGTTGCACTTCCAGCTTTTGGTGGAGATGTTTGTGTATTTGGATAATCTGGATGAATTGGTGTCATATCAAACATATTTTTCCACATGTCAGGACTATCCAAAAATGGCATATATCCTGTTACACCCATAAAATTTAATTTTTGATATGACTCATTTGTGCCATAATTATTACTTAACAAATTTGTTATTGATTTATTATTTGTTGGGGATCCTCCGTCAAAATATCCCCAAGTATTTTCTGGTACCAATCTATCACCGCCAAAAGGTGCGGTATTTCCTCTGCCATCAATTGTAATAATATCAATATTATATTTTTGCCCATCATCTTGAAAATGAAAAGCTAGATTTGCCGTAGTATAAGTGCTTCCTCCACTGACACCTATTGATGCTGGTATTTCATCCAAATATTTTGGTGTTTTTCTTACATAATAATAATTTTTAGAAATCCATTGAAATGCTGGATTAGTAGCCAAAAAATATGCTTTACGATAATATTTACGATCAGAAAGTTTTTGTACAACAGAATCACCATCAAAAACTGCTATATTTCTATAATTTGCATTAATAGTTGCATATGATGGATCATCTGCAATGTTTCTAGAAAAATATTTAAAATTTACATTACCACCAAAACCTGTCCAGAATAAAAAATTTGGAGAACCACCAGATACACCAACTGCACCTGTTGAAATATAGTTTAAAAATTCTACTGCATTATCTGGAAGCGTTTCTTCTCGATTATTAAATGGTATAAGTGGTTTATATAAAAAATAATTACTTGCAGAATCTTGATACCCACTTCCTGAACCAAAAATTTTAGTTCTTAATAATGTTACTAATTCATCTATAGAAAATACAGTTGGCCGACTATATCCCCAACCAGACATAAGTTCTGTAAGAGTATTAGTTGAAAAATATCTATAATAAAGATTTGTAAAATGAATAACAAATAAATTATCTTCACTATCTGATGCGGCATTTGTGCTATAAGAAGCACTTGTAATGTCGCAATTCCATCTTGAACCATCAAAAAATTCAATTATTATTGTAGTAATATTGTTGTATCCAATAAAACTTGCAATATCTCTCAAATCAGTCACAGCAATACTTCCATTTGGAAACACTTCATTTATATTTTCTACTGTTTCCATTCTCTCAAATCTACATTGAGTATTTTGTTTTGTAATATCTAATATATTAGTGCCATTAGATAGATAAATTGCCTTGACGGTGGAATAAGACGGATTAAAATTTTTACTTGTATTAGGCATATCAACTATACTTAGTAGTCACAAATGAACTCTGCACGAAACCAAGCTGACTTGGAACATATGCTTGAATTTGTTTTGGTATATTATTTACTGTTTGTTGGACATTATAATTTACAGTTTGAACTATGGCTTCTGGCACTGCATTTGCTGGACTATCTGGTACTGGAATTGCTTCTGGCAATGCACTATCGATTGTAGAATTTCCCGATACAATTTCTTTATAAATTGAAAGTGCTTGTGTTGGTTTTGTAATTTCAAATACACGGCTTGCAGAAGATTTTTTGTTTGCTGCATAATATGATCCAGCCCAAGTATATGAACCATCTACATTTTTTTGTATTACAGTAATATGTGGACCTGTGCCAGTAACAGTTATAAATGTACCACCATATTGTGGACCTATAATCATATTATCATCATAAAATGAAGAGGCCTCCACAATAGCAAATGGTCCATTTACATCAAAATCTCCAGTGCTACCATATACATATGATGCTCCTGTATTTCCCACATAGGGTGTCAATATACTACCGACTGGAAAAGCAACTCCACCATCAGTGTCACTTAAATTAGGAAATAATATTAAATTTATACG